CTGAGCGCCGTTCGTTGCGCTGGTGTTCAGCAGCAGGGGGACGTACTCGAAAAAGGGATCGGTGGCCGGCGCAGGGGTTGCCGCAGCCGGCTTAAAAAAGCGACTCCGACTTGTCGAGCGCGTCACCGGAAACATCAGTACCCCTCGCCGGCCATGATGTGAAGCGACCCGCCACCAGCCGGGGCGATGTACGCCACCACGTTCTGGTCTTGCGCTTTCGACAGAACGATCTGCGTGGATGGCAAAACGGGGTAATCGGCAGTCGTGGCCGTTGCCGAGCCTTCGCCCACGCGCACGTAGGCCACCACCGTTGAACTCAGATTGGTGATGGCCAGCGCCTTGCTGCCACCGCCCACCGTGCTGGATGCGGACGCTACGCCTGGCGACACCGTAACGCCGCTGCCGTAGGCCGGGTTGAATGCTGCTTGGACTGCCATGTGTGCCTCGTCAGGAAATGCGATACCAGGAATTGGTCGGCTGATAGAACCGGAGCCGGAAGAAAGCATTGGCCGCCAGCGTGGTAGGCGCACCAAACGCCGCAGTCGCGCCATTGAGCCCCACGGCAAACGTAGTGATGGTCTGCGTGGTCGTCACCAGAATCTCAGTGCCGTCAGGCGTCGATGTGTTCAATGGCAGCGTCACGGTGCCGGCGGCCAGCGTGCCGGCAGGTTGCAGCAGAATCCACTGCTGCTCGCTGATCGGCGTGGGCGCCGCGATGTTGAAGCCCGTGGAGGGAACGTACAGGTTCACCGCCACCGTAGGCGATGCGAACTGCTGCTGGAAGTAGGACAGCAGGGCCGACATCGGCAGGCGCCGTGCGTCCCCGTTGTTCGGGCTGTAGACCGGCAGTTGGTCGCCTGCGGAAACCTGCGTCAGCAGCGGGAGTTGATTGATCGTCGGCATGTGCGCCTCTCAGAATTCAAGTTGGCCGTCACGGCCCGCCAGGATGGGTTCTTCGGGGTTGTCCACGAACGGATCATCGTAGGCCTTGGCACCGGCACCACGCGGCATGGACGCGGGCAGTTGCATCTCCATCGGCATGGCCGCCCGCGAAAGCAGCGTGTCATAGGTGCGCTTGGCCGTGGCCTTGGTGTCGGGCGATACCGTCTTGCCGTAGCTGGGTGCCAGCTTGATGCCCAGGTTCGTGATGATCGCCTCGTAGGCGCTATCCGGCACGTTCGTCTCGTCGTCCAGGCCGGTGTCCTGCGGAGATCCCGGCAGTGGGTAACCCACGCGGATGCCTAGGGCATTCCACGATGCCATCTGCGCATCCAGCCGGCGAACGGCGCTCTCGATCTGCTGTGGCGTCAAGTCGAAGACGTAGGACGCCAGGCCAATCTCTTCCAGCGAGGCCTCGACAAACTGGCGCTTGGAGTAACCCATCTCGGCCTCAGATCGGGTCGTCGTCGGCCGGTGCCGGAGGTGTCATGGCGGCGGTGATCTTGGCCATCAGCGTCTCGTCGCTCCAGCGGCGGTCCACCTTGATGCCCAGCAGCGCAGCCTGCTGCTCCATCTCAGCGCGGGTCGGCGGGGCGTTGTCTGCAGGCTCAGGGGCCGGTGCTGGCGTGGGTGCAGCGGGCTCCAGGCCCAGCGCAGCCAGGAACGACTCATGCCAGCCGTCAGCGATGGCCGCGCCGAGGTCTTCGGGCGCCACGCCCTTCATGTCATAGGTCTTCCCCGGAGGCCCGAAGTGCGGGCCAGGGCTGCGGTAGACCACGGTGATGTCGTCGCTCATTTCTTGCCCTTCGGCTTTGCGGTCTTGGCCGACTCACGGAATGCGGCGGCACTGGGCGCGCCCTTGGCGCCAGGCTTGCGCATCTTCTCGCCACTGCCTTCGGCGATGCGCTCGCGCTTGGCGTGGATTGCAGCGTACAGGCCGGCGGGCTTCTTCACTTCTTGCCCTTCGGTGCAGGGCCTGGACCCTTGCTCGGCTTGCCGGCCTTCATGGCAGCGGTGCGCGCCGTGTTCAGGGCGATGGCCACGGCCTGCTTCTGGGGCTTGCCGGCCTTCATCTCCTTGGAGACGTTGGCGCCGATCGACTTCTGCGAGTAGCCCTTCTTCAACGGCATGGTGCGCTCCAGATGTGAAAACGCGGGCGGCGGCCAGGAACTCCCAACCCTAACCGCCCGCGTGAGAGTCTACCAGCGATCAGGACGCGATACGGTAGATCGTGTAGGTGGCCGCAGCAGTCTTGCGAGCGCGGAACAGGCCCGAGCTGCTGAGTGCAACCGCCATGTTCCCGACCAGCGTGCAACCCGCTACGCCACCGCCCACCGAGATGGTGAAGGCGTTGGTCGCGCCGGTGTTGATGACGCTGAAGTCCACCGAGTCGTTGATTGCCAGCGTGGTGGCCGCGTCCAGCACGGTGCCGGTCGGGGGCGTGGCCGTCACGGCCGCAGCGGTGGTGGAGGTGACGATGCCACCCAGGATCATCGCGGCAGTCAGGTCGCCCGTGGCGTTCAGCGCGATGGGGTCGTTCTGGAGGTTCCAGTCACCATCGTTGGAAACGTGCGGCGCGGTGCCCACTTCGTACAGAACGGGGAAGTCGCCGGCTTCCACGATGATCGTGGCGCCGTTGGCGAAAGCCGACGAGGTGTAGGTGGTGTTCACCACCGTCTGCAGCAGGCTGTTCGTGGTCGGGTAGTTCGGGAAGCCGACCACCTGATACACGTTTGCCGTGCCCTGGGTCTGGACGACGATGCGCTGATTGGCCGTCAGCGTGACGGTGGCGTTGCCCTGAGATTGGACGGTCTGGTAGGCCATGATGTGTGTTCCTTGTTCGTTTGCGATGCGGGCCGGTGTTACCCGGCCCGCGTTCGATCAGGTCTGCGAGAACATGATGATGCCGCTCATCTGCGGCTGCTTGTTGACCACGCCGTACAGCGTGTCCAGCCGGTACTTGGTCTTCATCGTGTTGATGTCGTACTGCTTCGTCATGACCAGTTCGATGCCCTGGTCGGTGGAAGCACGCATCACGGCAGCGCCTGCGTCAGTCGGCACAGCGTAGCGCCCCGGCAGGATTTCGAGGGCGTCCTTCTGCCAGAACGGGTTCATGTTGCCGGCCACGGTGTTCAGGAACACGACAGGCGACGTCGCGGAGGGCGTCGGGATCGTCACGTTCTGGTACTGCGCCTCGGCATCGGTGCCGCCCTGGCCGCTCACGATGGCCGGGGTAATCACCAGCGTGGTGCCACCAGCGGGGACGCTGATGACACGGAAGCTCTTCAGCACGCCGGTGCTCTGCTTGGTGATGTGATGCACCGCGAACACGCCGCCGATGGTGAACGAGTCACCCACGGCCACGCTGGCGCTGGACGACACCGTGATCGTCTGGAAGCGGTTGTCCACGTTGCTGGTTTCGCCCGTGGTCGCCGTGGTGGTGGACTTGGGAACCCAGTAGTTGCCGGCAGCAGCCAGCGTGGACACCTGAATGCCAGCACCGCCAGCGGCAGCGGCCTTGCGCACCGCATAGTCCAGCTTGTACGTCTCGAACGACGCCACGCGGCCCACATAGGCGCGACGCAGGGCGCTGTCGGAGATGTCGTTGCCGAACGAACGGGTGTTCTTGGCCAGGTCAGAGGCCATCCCGTTGTAGTCGCGGGTGGACAGGGCCAGATAGCGGTCCGTGTCCATCACTCCCTGCTCGTTCATGACGGCCTCGATCTCAGCCACATCGTCGAAGCCAGAGGCTGCGGCGGTGCGCTTGACGACCAGGGAGCCCTGCTGCGCGGCCACGTTCATGATGGCGACGTTGATGTCCGAGGCCAGCTTCTGCTTGGCCGCATCGCCCAGGCGCTGCTCTTGCAGGGCATCGCGCAGTTCGGTGGCGGTCATGATCCAGGGCACGGCGCGGCTAAAGCCGATGGTCGCCGGGACGGTCAACTGGGTGTAGTCGTCGAAGTTGTTCGTCATGTCGGTGCCGCTGTAGCTCACCGAGATGTACGGCTGCGGACGCCAGATGACGTTGTTGGTGCGCTCCATCATCGTCTGATCCGTGTTGTAGATCGCGACGTTGCGAGACAGAACGAGGGCGTCCTGGAAGCCTTCCAGGATGTTTTCGAACGCGATGCGCTCTTCTTTCGAGAATGAGTTGGCCATTGTGGGCTCCGAGATGAGTGAGATATTGCGGATCGCTCCGCGCCTGCTTACTCACCCCGTCGGAGTCGGGCGGCCACTCTGTGTCTTGTCACTGCCGACTTTGGGCTGGCGAAACCCGAATGGCGCCGAATGTACCACATCCGGCGCGGGGTGCAAGTGGTTAGCGCGCCTTCGCCTTCAGTTGCTGCTTGTACCGGATGACCTTCGTCATGTCACCCGTTCGGGCGGCATCCTCGCGCAGCCGTTCCAGCGTGCTGTCTGACGTTCCACTGACAGGCGCAGTGCCTGCCGGCAAACTGCGCTCGGGCGCGGGGGGCTTGGTGCGGGGGGTGACTTTCAACTTGGTGTCCTCGATTCGTGATAACTCTCGCAGAAACTGCGTCGGTTTTTGGATTGCGGCCAATCGGGCCAGTTCTTTGGGGTTTTTTCCCAACGCAACCACCATCAAAGCAGGGTTGTCGAGTGCGTCAAGCAATATCCCCTGCTGCGTGACGTTCAGGGCCTGCCACACCGTGTGCTCGGCGTCGTCGAAGTCCCGCACCTTCAGATCGGCCTTGGCCTTGCCGTAGCCGTCGAGCTTGGCCTGCCACGCCTTCTGTGCCTCCTCGGCCTGGCGCTGTGCATCGCGCTCGGCTTTGTCGGCCTGCTCCTTCTGGCGGTACCAGGACTCTAGTGCCGTCTCGTACTTGTCCGTGTCGTAGTCGTGGTCTTCGAGCTTTGGCTTTGGGCCAACCACGGGCTTCGGCGTGGCCGGTGCGGCTTGCTCGCGGGCCTCGTAGTCGCGCACCTTCTTCTGCAATTCCCGGTGCTGCTTGCGCAGCTCGCGCACCCACTCAGGCGCACGCTCGGTTTCGTCGGGCG